CAGAAAGGCAATGCTATGAGGACACTAAGATTTAGAGTATCCGGCCAGGAGTTAACAAGGGCTCCTGGCTGTGATTTTAGCAACATTATCGCGGGGACATCCGGGTATCTCCAGGTGGCGTTTGAGTTTGGGCCAGACTGGGACGACACGGTCCGGGTGGCAGCTTTTTATCCCCGCTTGCAGGACCGTGAAGTAGCCACGCTGATCAGGGATGGATCCTGCATTGTGCCAGACGAGATAACACCTTGTGATGAGTTTAAAATCGGAGTGGTGGGACAGCGCGAGAATGGGCAGCGGATAACAACCAACTTGATCACCATCAGGCAGGAGAAAGGGAGTGGACAGGCATGGCAACAGTAGACGAGATCCTTACAAGACAGGCTTATGCAGCTGGGGATGAGACATGGACCAAAGATAATAACTATCCATCCTACACCATGTACGCGGAGCCGGAGTATGTCCCGGTCACCAACAAGCGCATTGCAGATTTTAATGACCAGGTATCAGTCCGGGGTGAGCAGAACGCCCAGTTTGTGGGCTTCCAGCTGCCCAGATATGATGATGCAATGGATCTGACCAAGCAGAACCTGTACATCCACTATCAGACCGTCTATGGTGGCAGTGACGGCGTACCCTGTAATGTATCATGGTCGGACAATTACGTCAGGATGTGCTGGATGATACCGGGACAGGCAACGCAGCAGCCGGAAGCAATACAGATGATGATCTATGCAACCGGCACCAACAGCGTGGGAGATCGGACCGTCTGGAAAACCCTGCCGGCAACATACACCATCCATGACGGCCTGGAGATAGGCGGGGGGATCCCGGAACCGGACCCGTCCTGGTATGAGCAATTCGTGGCGCAGATGGAGGGTAAGGTATCCACTGCCCAGGGATACGCCAATGATGCCCAGGCCAGCAAGACTGCGGCTGCTGGATCAGCCACGGCAGCAGCACAGTCTGCGGATGCATCCGCAAAGGCCCTGGCAGAGAATAAGGACTACGTGGAGAGCCAAAAAGAGACATTTGTGGGCTACAATAAGCGCGAGACTGATCTTAAGTATGCCAATGTCCTGATCGGCTCTGCATCCGGTACTGGGCGGGTTACAGTGGGGGATGCGTGGGGGACGCCGATACCTGACCTGGGGGTTGCGGGCAAGAGTGATCAGTTTACCACGACCGGGGCACAGTTGTTTGATGCCAGTAAGATACCGGTATTAACAGCAGGCGGGGCAACAGTCGTGGGTACAGCTGATGGAGGATATAGGATTTCTGGTTCCGGGGATTTAACGTCCAGTTTTTATGAGACCGTAAAGATAACTGACATAAGTATGTTAAAGCCTGGAAACATTATGCTCAAGTCCGAAGCCACCGTACCGAAATTGTCTATAAAATTAATCAATAGCTCTTCAGCAACTTTGCTTGAGCTATCTGAAAATCAGACAAAAACAATAACAGAGGATATGCTAAACACGGAAGGCGTGTATTTGCAGTATATGTTGTATGGCCCTTCTTCTCGGACTATTACTCCGGGGACATATTACCCTATGTTATATCAGGATGGTGATGGGACTTGGGAACCTTACACCGGAGGTCAACCCTCCCCCAGCCCAGATTATCCGCAAGAGATTGTGGGTACAGATGTTACGGCAGTGACGGTGTTGGGAGATGATAATCAATCCAAAACCGCAACTATCCAACTAACAGCCCCACTACATGGTATCGGGGAGTACAGGGACAGGATCACTATGACTAAACGCATTGACCGGTGCGTGGAGCTGACATTTGATGGGAGCGAAGATTGGCGAGTACGATCATGGTCCAGACCGACCACTTCCGGCTTCTACGCATTAGGCGGACTGCCTGAGAAGATGCGTGCAAGGCCCGGACTATGCAACCAGGGTACGGTTACGCCTGGGGAAACAGAAGGGGTAATAAATCAGATCTGGCTGGGATCAAGCCCAACATACGGAAGTGTAGATCTGTATGTTATGAACAATAGCTTTTATAATGCGGAAGCTGATGACAAGGGCCTTGCTGCTTGGAAAGCCCATCTTGCATCTCATCCACTTAAGATAGTTACCTATCTGGATACCCCAGTGGAGACAGACCTCCCAGCCGCAACCCAATCCGCCCTAAACGCCCTTACCACCTTTACCGGCACCACCCACATCACCATCACTGCCGGAGGGCCGGAACCAGACGTGGCGGTGGAGTATGTGCAGGATACTAAGGCGGTGATCGCGGATATCATGGCACAGATAAATGAAATTAGAGGAGGTACGACATGACAGCATTATTAAGGAGACAGGCCGTGATCGACAAGTATGCAGAGATCATAGGCCGCAACATATACAGCCAGTCCTTACGGGATTACTGCTATAAGGCATACAAGGACGGCAACTATTACAGTGATTGCAGCAGCTCCATCTGCTACGCTTATCAGCAGGCAGGGCAAGGCTTCGGGATCACAAACACCGCAGGCATGTACAACTCTACCAAACTGACCACAGTGGATGCAGACATAGCCCAGGGCATCCCTGACACGTCCCGGTTACGACCAGGGGACATGCTGCTGTTTGCCGGTACGGATGCCAGCAGGCCAAAGCGGATCGGCCACGTGGAGATGTACTGTGGAGATGGTATCATCTGCGGACATGGATCAGGCAGACCGTCCTACAAAGACCTGGCGGCCTACTGCAAGAGCCGGTATAACTCCTGGGCATCTGGGGGCTGGAGGAAGGGTCTGGTGGCTGTGAAGCGATACATACAGGATGATGCAGTGATGGAGCCGGAGGAACCTAAATTATCAGGATGGAGACAGAACGAAGATGGATCCCGAAGCTTTTACCTGGGCAACACAGGAGATTGTGTCCGCAATAGCTGGTATCTGGATACAGACGGTAAGTGGTATTGGTTTGACGGCGCCGGTCGCATGGTGATCAACACCTGGTATCAGTACAAGGGTGATTGGTATTACTTGGGGGCTGATGGGGCTATGGTAAAGGGGCTGCAGGCCAGCGGCGGAAAGTGGTATTACCTGGACCAGGACGGCAAGTTGTCCATGGATCCGGTGGTGTTGACGCCCGATCAGGACGGGGCGCTGCGGTGGCCGGGGCTGGCGGAATAATAAAAAGACAGCGGGGATTATTCCTCGCTGTTGTTTTCCAGGTCAATCTGTTGTAGTATCTTTTCTATTTGTGTCTGCAGCTCCTCGTCTGTAGGATATAAAAGCCTTTTCAATTTCTGATATTCAGATGGCTTAAGCCTATTTAAAAACTGCTCGTCTGTTATGATTCCTGATGCCCATAGCAACTTTGTAATCTTATCCATATATCCCCCTTCTACATGCATACGATTGTTTCTATCTAGTGGCAATGTTAACACATATTCTGGATATACTCAATACCATAATGTTACTAATGAGTGGCAAAACAAGGAGGGTAGGATCATGATGATTTTGCAGGATATTCCGCTGGGCCGGAACATACAAAATATCAGAATGGCTAAAGGGATGACGCAAGCGGAAGTTGTAGCACAGCTGCAACTCAAAGGAAGCACCATGTCCCGGAGCACGCTTGCCAATATAGAAAGTTGCAGGCGGAATATTAAAGCCAGTGACCTGAAGCTTCTAAAAGAGATCTTTAATGTGGATTACGCTGAGTTTTTCAAAGACTAATAAAGATGGTAAGGCGGTTGGGAAAGACCGCCTGGAAGCGGGGGAGGGAAAGCGGCAAACCGCTCATACTATTTGACCTTAAATGTAATCTCATGACCCGGATTTTCCTGAATCAGGATCCTTTTCATGTCATCCACCATCATGTTGTTATCCAATGCTGCCTGGATAACCTCCACCAATTTCTGGCCGTCAATATATGCCCATATGTATCTCCGTTTATTTCTTCTTGTCATGATATCCTTTCTCCCCTGGAAACCGCCAGGGGACGGGTGGTTTTATTTTATTATTTCTTTATAAAATATTGTAAATAATCCGCTGGGAAAGGTTGCAGTTCTATCGGCTTCTTTCTCTTCTGGCGTTCTTCCTTTTAAGTTTTTATAAGCTGTGATTTCAAAAGTCCTGCCATCCGCTGTGTTTACTTTAAAATATGCTATTTCGATTATGCTATTTTTGTGATATTCTGTAACGCTAATATCTGTAATAACGGGTTTTTCTCCGCAATATGGGATATGCCACTCCATGATTTCTATTATGCGTTCCATAGTTGGACGTTTCCTGCTTTTAGGATTTGCATACTGAACAAGTTCCGCTGCTCTCTGTTTTCTTTCCTTAATTCTGTTCATCATTTCTCTGGTCATTTTGATTCCTCCTTATAATATTTGCTTCAAAATCAATGTCACGCCAACCAGTTAATTCATCAAATTCTTTCCACATTTCCTGCCACATTTGATTAGTCCGTTCATTTTCTTCCATTTTAATTATCCTCCCTTATAAAGCTATTCTCTCTAATTTTGCTATCCTGGTCTTTATCTCTGCCATCTCATTGGTTAAGTCTGCAATCTTTTCTGCAAAATAATTATGACCACCTACGCTAACTGTGTCTAATCTTTTGAGATTTGCGTTTCTCAATGCATCAACATAAGCTTCTCTTAAATATTGTAAATCCTCTTTGGCTCTGGCTAATCGCTTCTGTGCTTTTGATTTTGTCATGTTATGCCTCCTTTTCTATTTTGCTTGTTTGCCGTTCTCTTAACTTCTGATTACAGTATAAACCAAATATGGTTTAATGTCAATAGAAAATTAAACTTTTTTTGGTTTATTTTTATTGACAATATATAACTAAGAAGATATACTCTATTTATAGGAGGTGCTGTATGTTTGTTTATAAAATAAATGTGATAGAGAGTCTGGATGAAGCTGGCTATAACACAACACGTATCCTGCGAGAGAACTTGATTGGTCAGTCATCAATGCAGAAGATACGAAAAGGAGAAATGGTTGGGATCAAGACATTGGATAGGATATGCGAATTACTTGATATGCAGCCTGGAAACATCATAAAGTATGTGGGAAATAATAAACCAAAAAAAGTTTAAAAAGCATTGACAATAAACCAAAAATGGTTTATAATTAAGATAGTTAAGGAAGGCAGGGTCCTTAGCGAATACAAGGAGGAAAGGAAATGGATGACCAAATGCCAGTATTTAAAAGTTATTTAAGGAGACTGATAAGAGACCTAAAAGATGTAAGGGAAGCACTTAAGAACAAACAATATGATAAAGCGGAAAAGCTTTTAGATGACCTCATTGATGACACACAGAAAGATATAGAAGATTAAAAAAGTCCCATAAGGGACAGGACAAGAACCAAGGGAGGGCGGGCTTGCCACCGCTCCCCCGATTCAATTAATAGTATATCACAGAACTTGTTAAAAAGTCAAAATAGATTGAGGGGTACAAGGGATGAGCAATACAAATATTTTGGGCAATAAGGGAGCATACCACGCTACAGTATGCGCAGAGGATGGGACATGCTGGGGATTTAACGTGAGGGATTCGCACGGTCCAGAATTTACCATGGATCTGGCAAATATGATTTTAGATTTTGCAAATTCGGAATATAAGAAGGGTTGCCCTGCTGGGTACAGTCAGACTGCATATAATCCAGATGCAGTATTTGATGAAGTCAGGCTGGACATGACTGACTATGAGGATGAGACTATCATCATTCCAACCGGTGACGAGATCCGGCGACCGGTTGGAAAAAAGAAGATAGGTAAATACTGGAAAAAGCAAAATGTATTACGGATTATCATTGATGATGTACCAGTTTACGAAAACGATAATGGTAAGATCTGTAGAGATTCGGAAGCTATCATAGATAGTATGCCAATCTGGAATGGAGGGGAAAGATGAATAAATTTAAAGGATTTGCAAACTACGGTGTATTGGCCCATGAAAAAGAGACTGTTTTTACAGCATCCAATGCTGCCGGTTTGGCAGTTACAAGTGATGAAGTTGAGATCACCCTCCCGGATGGCTGGGAGACAGCAGAGAACTGTGCAGGAGAATTGTTAATCTGCGGACCGGCTGGGGACTTTTTAGCAAACCAGATCTTAGCAAGCCAGAACGATAAACCAATGTTGCACTGGTATGATGGGCAATGGAACACCATACCAATGGAGTGGAGCAAGATATAATAAGGAAGTGCGGTAATGTTTAAGACTGGAGACACGTGTTATTTTCTGGAGAGCAACCGTCATGTGGTGGAGGGCACGATCCGATCCTGCGCTGGTGGAAACTATATTGTTAAATACGGGCAGGGAAAGGGCATTAGGCTGTCGGGGAGCAGGCTGTATAAGACCCTGGAGGACGCAGAAGCTGCCATGCCAAGAAAGACAGAAGCGCGGAGGAGAACTCCGTATGATTATATGTAATGGGCGGAGCCGAATGAACGGTTCCGCCGTTTTCGTGTGATACTTCGTGTGATACCGTGTGATACATATGCGGAATTTCTATGCCAAATACGGCATATATGTGCTTTTTCATGCAATCAAAAACCCACGTAATTACGTTGTTTTTCGCAATTACGTGGGTTTTTTATCAGTGGAAGTAATGGGGCTCGAACCCATGACCTTTCGCGTGTGAGGCGAACGCTCATCCCAGCTGAGCTATACTTCCATGAGAATATTATAGCACGATAAATTGGAAATACAAGTGTTTCATTCCTAATAATGTAAAAAAATTGCAGAATATTGTACTTTCCATCATATTATAGTATTATGATATCAACTACATTGGGGCGGATGTACTCTCAAAGTCTCCCCGGAACCCGGCTTTGCGGCTGACAAGAATCAACTCGCAAATCTGGGTGCCGGAGACTCGGAGGGTACACGGATGAATAAAAGGAGGTAGTTTTTTGTGGACCTATATGGGGATTTAAGGAAAATGATGGATGTGGCATCAGGCAGGCGCAAGGCATCCCTGGTATTAAAAGGCGGGACGGTTGTGAATGTTTTTACGGAAAAGACCGAGGTGGCTGATATCGCCATTGAGGACGGATACATAGCTGGCATAGGGGATTATGAGGGGGAGCACAATGTGGACCTGTCGGGCCGGTACATCTGCCCCGGCTTTATTGACGGTCATATACATATTGAAAGCGCCATGGTGTCACCTCCTGAATTTGAGAAGGCGGTCCTGCCTCACGGCACCACGGCTGTCATAGCGGATCCCCATGAGATCGGCAATGTGGCCGGCTGCCAGGGGATCGACTATATGCTGGAGACCACCAAAGACCTGGATCTGGATGTGTTTATCATGATGCCCTCCTGTGTTCCGGCCACGGCTTTGGATGAGTCGGGGGCTGTTCTGGGACCGGAGGATCTAAAGCCTTACTACGACAACCCGCGTGTGCTGGGCCTTGCGGAGGTGATGAACTCCCTGGGAGTGGTTGCCGGAATGGATGACTTGATGGGGAAACTCAGTGATGCCGGCAGCAGGGGAATGGTGATAGACGGCCATGCTCCGTTTTTGGAGGGAAATGGGCTGAATGCTTATGTGTGCGCCGGGGTGCTCTCGGACCATGAGTGTTCAGATATTGATGAGGCGCTGAAAAAGCTTGGCAGAGGCCAGTACATCATGATAAGGGAGGGGACCGCGGCCAGGAACCTGGAGGCGCTGATGCCATTGTTTGCCGCCCCTTATTATGAGCGCTGCATGCTGGTCACGGACGACAAACACCCCGGTGATCTGATCTCCATGGGGCATATTGACTATATCATACGCAAGGCTGTTTCACTGGGGGCGGATCCCATAAAGGCCATTAAGATGGGGACGCTCCACAGCGCCAGGTACTTTGGCTTAAAGGACAGAGGGGCCGTCATGCCCGGACTGCGGGCAGACCTGGCAGTGCTGGAGGATTTAAAAGATTTCCGTGTGCTGGCCGTGTATAAAGACGGGAAACTGGCAGCGGAAAAGGGCGTATGCATTCAGGAAAAGGAGGACAAAAGCCGGGAACTGGCATCTGCATTCCCAAGGGTATTTGATTCCTTCCATCTGGATGAAATTACATTAAAGGACCTGGAGCTGGAAAAGAAGGGAACCATGCAGCGTGTGATCCAGTTTAAACCCCATGAGCTGCTCACACAAGAGAGGATCCTGCCATGGCCGGATGACGATACTGCCGCGGCGCAGGGGCACAGGGCACAGGGAGTGGATCTGAATGAAGACATTGTAAAGGCAGCTGTCTTTGAGCGCCATTTACATACAGGTCATACCGGCATTGGCTTTATTGGAGGATATGGACTGAAGAAAGGTGCAGTGGCCACCAGCGTGGCCCATGATTCCCACAATCTTATTGTCATAGGTACCAATGACAGGGATATGGTTCTGGCAGCCAATGCCGTGAGAAAGAATAAAGGCGGCCTTGCCGTGGCGGTGGACGGACAGGTGACAGGGGAGCTGGCCCTTCCCATCGGCGGCATCATGACCCAGGCTTCCGTGTATGAGGTGGAATCTCAGCTTGAGAAACTGAAGGAACAGACAAGGAAGCTGGGGATCAGCGAAGACATTGATGCCTTTATGACACTTGCCTTTGTAAGCCTGCCGGTGATACCTAAACTGAGGATCAACTCATATGGTGTCATTGATGTGGACCGGCAGGAGGTTGTGGAGGCAGTCTTTTAA